CAAACCCACGGCTTGGGGTAAAACGGCTTGCAGCGTTGACGCTGCCAAGGTCTAGCTGTGATCGTTTTGATGCTTCAGGTGCTTTAGGTTTTGGCGTCAGCAGGTATGAAACGCCAGTTAGTAAAAGACTGACCGCAATACTTACAAGTGCGGCCGTCACAGGTTCATTAACAATATCAGGAATGTGCGCGTATTCTGCAGGTCTTAATCGACCGCGCCGCCTAACTTCAGCTGCAAAAAATTGATACTCTTCTTCTGTAATTCCAATCGTCTTGATTAATTCTTTTTCGTACGGAAGCAGTGGTACGTTACAAACTGTTGGGCCGAAGACCACTGCACCTTTTCCGATATTCGATTGACGTACAAGATTCCCGTCTGCCATGTGACTGCGAATGCCCAGGATTGCTGCGGTAACAGCAGAATATCCCCATCATACTCAGGCTTCTTGACCCGAAAACCCCACTTCAACAAATCACGCGATACTTCCCATTTGCTTGCCTCGTACCAGGACTGCTTAAACGGTGGCGGATCAATGCCGATATGCCCTAAAGCCTTGTAGCAAAGGTGGATACAGTCAATATGGCCATCACTGCCGTCAGCACCTAGCCGATACGGCATTCCAATGAGATCAGCGCAGTCGGACACCATTGCTAATTGGCAGGTTGCCTACAAGTGTTTGAGTCAGGGATCGATTTGGCACGTCCGTACCAACAGCATCTAAAACAGAACTAAGTTCTATGTTGAGCGAAACGTTGTCCCACTGTCCACCGGTTACGACGCCTGTGTAAGTGTGAACAACAGTAGCTCCCGGGCTGGTCACTGTCTGACCTTGAACAGAGGTGGAGTTCTCAATAATTAACACCTGTACCATCATTCGGTAGCTTTTGATAATTGCGTCTCTGCCCCACTCTCTCGTCAAAGCATTGTTTGGAAAAACGAGGGATGCGTCCATTCCGTCGCCTGTGCGGTTAACAGTGACGCCAGAAAAACCAAATGGCACAAACTGAAAATTCGCATTTACATTGTCAGCGCCAGTGTGGGTCATGTTTTTTCCAATAAAAAAGTTCTGAAAGCGGAAGTCAGCACCGCCTTCAATCACAATTTGTAAGGCATGACCAAAAGCAAATGCCGTCACATTCCTAGCCTCTTACGCGTACCACCGCTCATTTGTAACCTCTTTAACGTTTGCTGTTCACCCTGTTTAGCACCTTGGCTGGCGGCTTGCTTCATGCCAGATTGGAACTGATCAGCGGTTACATAGTCAACGCTGTTGATACGTTCCACGGTGTAGCGAACGTCGATTGGTGCGGCGACTGCAGTACCGCCGCCGCTGTCTTCCGCTCCACCGCCACTGGTAGGAATGACGCTGTTTCCGCGCGAGCCGCGTGAATAACGAGACATGCTTTCACGCATTTTGGATTCAGGAATGACGTACTCAGGCTCGCCACCTTCACCAATTAATGCGTTGGTTGGCTTGTTGACATAACCACCTTCTGCATATTCAAACAAACTGGTATTGCCAAATATGTCACCAAGGCCACCTCCACCAATGCCTGCGACACCAGCAGAGCCCCCAGGGCTGGCGGCAGGGCTGTTAAACCCACCGCCCATCCCAGCAAACGCTTTTGCAATCCCGATCGCAATGTATTGAGCGATCATGCGCTTTGCAGTCTGCAAAAGCATGTCAGCAATTGTGCGAAGGAAGTCTGCAAATGCTTGCTCTGCTGTTTTAGTTCCCTCAACAACAGAAACTAAACCGTTAACGAAAGAGTCTGTTACCGGAACCGTGATTGCCATTGCATCGTTAAAACGTGCTTGGGCTAAAGCTGCTGCGTCAACAGCTGGTTGGTATTTTTTAAACTCGCCAATACTTTGCTTTATAGCTTGCTCTTGCTTTCTTAATTGGTTTAAAGCATCTTCCCCTATATTGCCACCTATACTGCTACCTTCTGCTATTTGGTCTTGAACTTGTTTTAGCTTGAGACTTAGTTTATCTAAATTTTCAGTAAATAAAATAGCTTGCTCAATCTCTAACGCTGCACTGCCCGAGAAGAATCCACCCCCAGCGCTTAACGTACTTAGTTTGTTAGAAGGATCGGTAGACCTAACTGCGCGGTCAGTAGCAGTCTTTGCGTCTAAAGCTTGAAGCTGCCTAGCCTGTTCTACTTGAAGCTGGGCTATCCTGTAGGCACCTTCCTGCTGCTCTCTATTGGCAACATTTATGTAGTATTGTTTCTTTAACAACTCTAGTGATTGATCGTACTGTGTGTTTATATCAATGCGTCTTTCTACTTCATTTACGCCTATTAGCGCACTCTTTCTTTCAAGTTCTATTGACTTTTGTCTGCCAATAAGTTGCTGATCTAACAGATTTAAATCTTCTTCGTAAAAAGCATTTCTTCCTTTTGTTATTTTGTTTAGGCTTAGTTCTGCTTTTTTAATATCATTTACAGCTTGAATTCTTTTCACGGCGCTTGCAAGCTGTTCTTTTTCTATTTGATTGCTTGCTTGGATTCTAGCATTTTCTCTTGCGGAATCTGCTCGTAATATATTTTGTTCAGTTATGCTTTTTTCTAGCTCTAATTCTTTTCTTTTAGCATCTTCTAGTTTTCCGTCAAGCTGGATTCCAATTATTTTTAGCTTATTTTGTTCTGCATTAAGAGCTAAAGTTCCTTGCTGAAAAGCAAGATCATCGCGACGAGTGCTTAACCTATTTTGTTCTAAATCTGCACCTTGCTTGGCTTAGTTTGTTCTGTCTAAAATTACTTGGTTTATTTGTTTTTCTAGCTCTAAAAAAGCTTTAACTTCTGGGTCTTTTTCTAACTGCTTTATCTGAGCAGGAAGAATTTGAAATCCTAAAGACTCGAAACCGAGTGATGATGTTTGTTTGCCTGGACCAGCCTCAAGATTTTCCCTAGCACGGGTAAGTTGCGCGGGTTTAGATATACCGCCGAACAAGCCTGCTGTTAAATCGTTAAGACCAGTGAGCAATGGAGCAAAGGCTGCAGTCGTGGCCGCCCCAAAACGGCTTAGAGCATTAGCCGAGTCCTGAGCAGATCGGCCTAGCTCTTTGAGGTTCTCTACTCCTTGCTCTCCAACAATCCCGGCCAAACTTGATTCAACAGTCGATCTTGCCGCTCCACCTATACCTAGTGTTTCGGCAAACCCAATCGTCCCCGCTTGACCTGTGCCAACTATTCCAAATTTTTCGGCAAGGGTACTAGCGGCCGTTCCAGCCTTGGTAACTTCTATCGCGAAAGTGTTAGCAGCCTGGACCGCTTGATCAAGTTGTTGGCCCAGAGCACCAAAGAAAACACTTCCACCTAGGCCGCCAAGAGCGCCACCGATGCCGCCGCCAATTACAGACCCAGGACCGCCACCAAAAAGCAGTGGGAAGCCAATACCTGTCCCAATGTCAGTAAGCTTTTGTTTACGAGCCCTTTTGCTTGCTGCAGCGTCTGCTTTTGCCTTTCTAGCGTCTCTATCTGTCTGTGCTTTTACTTTTCTAGCAGCCCTATCCCTCTCATTTGCAAGATCTTTTGTTTCTCTAGCTAGCCTCTTCTCCGCAGCTTCAACATCACGTTTTGCTTTAACTGAAGATTTATGAGCTGCAATAGATTCCTGGTACTGCGCTTCAAGACGATTTAAAACCGCCTTAGCTTTCCTTACGGCTTCGTTATAAAGTGCTTGGTCTCCTGTTTTACCGGCTCCAGCAACTTGTGCAACAAGCGTTTCAGCTCGGGCAATGCCACGAGTATCGGAACTTCCACCAGCCTTAAGTGCGTCAATACGCTTAAACCCACGGCTGCTTTCCTCAATTCCCTTATTTCTGAGAGCTTGAAGACGATTAGATTCACGTTGTTTTTCAACAACACGACCTAACTCTGTTGCTAATGCTCTAGCAAGGCGGATATTCTTCTGTCCGCCCCTTGTGCCTGCTTGGAACGCTTGCTTTATTTGGTCAACACGACCTTTTAATTCTTTATTTGCACTGCCCCCAGCACGTGCAAACTCTCCAAGCTTTCTGTTGTAAAGATCAGTGGCGGCATTTAACTGTGATTGGAGAGCAAGTTTGCGCTCTGCCGCACGAATGCTGCGTTGAGAAGCTTGGCGCTCAGTACGCGTTACAGCCGCTAGAGCAACTGTTCCTCTCTGGGCAGTGCCGCCTCGTTCTAACTTTTTTGACTCTCGAAGAAGGTTTTTTATCCTTGTTTCCGCAGTCTTTAGCTTTTCCAGCCCCGAGACAATCAGATCAATTTTTGCCTGATAGCTAGAGGCCACTGCAGAAACAACACACCTGTATCAGGACACTCTACCTGCGCCTACGGGCCTTCGCTAATTCCTTTTCCTGGTCTTCGTTCAAAATTTTAAAATACGCGCTCCAACCCAAAACCTCTTCTGCTGTCATCGTTGACCGTAGCTCCGACAAGCTCATGCCAAGTTCTTTGGCAATGCCAAACTGCAACATGAGCCAGCTGTCCTTACGAAGCTCGGCTCCTAGGATTTTGGGTCTATAGCCTCTTCTTCTTCGTCGTCAGCCAAGATTGCCAGCATTAAAGACTGCAAGTCCTTATCTTTGACTTCGTTCTTCAACACATCAATTTCACCAGCTAGAAACAAAGGTTCCCCCAGCTCATTTTTTGCCTTTGCAATCAAAAGTTGAAGAGCAAACGCTCCGGCATCATCTGATCCCGCACGTTTTTGAGCACGCTCACGCTCTGCCATCGTCATGGGAGTCACCCACATTTCAAATGTGCTGTCGTCTGAAAGAGTAACGACTCTCTTTGTTGCCTCTAAATTCGCGGCTTTCTTGAGACGGTCAATGGCGCGTAATGCCATGAGTTACAACTAATTGTCTTATTACACTAGCACTAAAAAAGCCCCTAACAATGTCAGGGGCCTCTTTATCATCAATCGACTATTAGCTCTTAGCGAAGTCGAATGTAGGAGCTGATGTTGGACGGAAGTTAATTGAAATCGCCTGAGCATCGTCTGGCGTTACTGAGAAACTCGCAGAAGTCAGTACCGCTTCCATTGAGATGGAACGGCTGGCTGCATCATCTGGCGTACCAGCTGAAACAACTGCGTCCATATACAACTTGAACGTTGCGCCAGCTTGGTTGCGCTGGGTAACGTCTTCAATCAAACGAGCCGAAATACCGGTGTCGTCATCAGTGAAGTAAACCTCAGCTGAACCTGTACCATCCGCAAAACCAGAGATAAAGGTTCGGAATGGTGCGCTTTGACCCAAAGTGCCACCGATGCTTGTCACATCGATTTCATCTCGGGTTATTTCAAAGTTCCAGGAGCGCACGTTTGCAACTGCTTG